TTTAATAACTTTTGGGCCTTGTTACCGTTCCAACCGCTAGCCGGCAGCATTTCGGCACCGCTTTTAGTTTTCCAACCTTTGTAAAATCCTGTTATTGGCGGCAAATCGGGAATAAGTTTTTGCACGTCATCTACAACGGGTTGCATAATTTGCACGTAATCTTTTGTAATTTGGCGGCGCAACGTAGGCGCAATTTTGTTTAATTCTTTTAGGCTTTCTTTAAGCCCGACTACGCCCACGGTAATGTCAACGGCCACGGCTAGCGCGTTCCGTTTGGCGGGCCTGTTCGTTTAGCACGGCTACCACCGTAGCCAAATCGAATTCATCAAACTCGACATTGGGCGGCCACCACCCGGTAGCCACTAACACTTCGGCTAGTCGGCGGCGGTAGCCGCTTCCGTAGGGTTTACGGGGCCGGTATCCACCGGGGTAGGCGGCCCGTCTAACGCCGCTTCATAATCTGCCATAGACAAATTAGCCATTGGGTGTTTAACGCGTTGCAATGCGTACCAAGTAAGCACCACCATGTCAATAGCGCGTATGTCGGTGCCTAACTGTTGCATAGAACGTTTGGTGTGACGTTCCCAATTCAGTACGTCTATAAACCGTGTTTCTACTTCTACGGTTTTGCCCTCAATAGGGATTTCCCATTTAATTATCACGTCGCGCTGCTTTCTGTTGTATGGGTTATGACGTGGCGGCTAGGTAGGTTCCACCGGTGAACGTTAGTTGTACTTCGCCCAATTCGCCAAGGTTGGCGGCCAACACTTCCATGCTTTCCAAATATGTGTTCGTCAAACTGAACGTTGGGTTTGTTGCGCTTGTGGCCGTGCCGTCCACGGGTGTGCACTCGACGTAGCACGACGTGCCTACTAGCGGTTCGATTGTGGCGTACACTTCGGCGGCCTCGTACGATTGGTTAAACGTAACGGTAAGGCTGTTGGTGTTCATGCCGGCTTGGTAAAACCTGTCGCGGCTTGCCATGCTGCTGCTTTCCAATGCGTCGGCTTGACGCACTAGCACGGCACTTTTAGCAAATTCGGAGAGGTCAACGGCCGAACCGGCGGCGGCACCTATCTTTACTTCGGGTGCGCTGTAATAAACTGTTTGGGGCATTGCCATGGTTTAGTCCTTTTCTGTTGGTTCTTTTTTAGCACGTTTTGGGGTTGGTTGCACGTTATCTTGGGGCACGATTACCCCGGCTTTTAGCAAATAGTAGAAATCGGTTAGTGCTAAATCGTCACCGCCTACCAAATCGCCCACTTGCTTGTCGGCAAATGCATGGGTTACGCGGTATTTGTTCATGGCCCGATTTTAGCACCTATGGTAAGTTCGTAACTCGCATAGTCCTGCGTGCCAATGGTGGTTATTACCGGGCGAACGTCGGTTAGCCCGATTTGGGCGCGGCGCACTAGGTCGGCCAATTCCAATAGTTTTTGTAGGCATTTGTAATCGCCGGGGCCTGTACCAATAATTTTTACGGTTAATGTCATATCAAACACTAAGTTGCTATTCATGCGTATAAACGGGGCCTCGACAAACGCACACGGCGGGTTTAGGTTGCGCGGGTCATCAAACACCCGTAGCCCTGTAATGGTTTGTAGTTGGTCCACTACGTTGTCGTAACCCAAATTAAACGCGTTTACCGTTGCGGCCATTAGGCAACCGCCGGGCGGTTAACGCCTAGTAGGCGCATTATCTGCCCCATGCTGCCGCCCGTAGGTGTGCCGGTGGCTAGCGGGTCAAAACTAGCGAATTGGTCAATGCTGCCGCGTTCTCGATATAACGCACCGGCATACATAATTGTGCCTAGGCGCACGTCTTGGCTTGGCACCGTGCTTACTGACGCGTCAAAATATCCGGCTTCGGCCCGTTTACGGTAGGCGTACGCATTAGCGGCCGCCGTGCAAATCGTTAACAAATCAAAATCGCTTGACGGGTTAGTAACAGTAAACCCCAACCAATCTTCCACGTCGGCAACCGTAATCCACGTCGGGGTAATTGTGTACGTGATTGTGCCGGCTGCGGCTGTTCGGCTTATGTCATCCGCGGTTAATGCGAATAGAACTTGGTTAGGCAATAGCACCGCGGGGTCAAATAGCAACGTGCCGGCGGTGTCGGTGCCTGTAAACAAGTATTGGGGGCACGCCACCGCGGTGTAGGTGCCGTCAAAACCTGTTAGCCCGCTAATCGTAAACGGTTGCCCGGTCACTATTTCATTAGCGGTAAGTGTCTGCACTACGCCATAGTTGGCGGTGATTTGTTTATTTACAATTGTGTAGGTGGCCATTTGTCGGCCCTACCTGTTAAACCCACGTAATTTTTTGTAGCAACGTGGCTTTTGGCACGAACGTGGCCAAATACCCGTAGTACGTAAAATTACGGCCCAACAGTTCGGGGTCCTCGACAGACATAATCCCACGAATATTTTGGTAAATTTCCATGCCGGGGCCGTGGAATACAACCATGGTTTTGTCGGCGCAGTTGCTGTCAACAATTGTGCGCAAGCCCAACGGGTTAATTGTGGACCAATTGGTGACGTTGCCCGCGCCTAACGTGTTGGTGCCCAAAAGATTAGGTGCACCAATTGACGGGAATACCGGGCGGTTGTCTGCGTCCACCAATGAACCGATTTTGGCCCAAGTGTCCGGCCCAAACACAATATGGGTTGGGAATAGGTTTGTTCCGTCGGCAATGTCGCGGGCTGCGCCGTACAAAAACAAAATTAAATCTTCGGGTGTTCCGTCCCATTGGCCAAGAGTTGTTGAACCTGACACGCAAGCATCTACGGCGATTTCGTCGGCCTTAATAAGATATTCGCCAGCCAAATCGTTAAGGATTTGTTCCAAGGCTGCGGGGTCGGTAAAATCCACATCTTGTTGGGACAAAAATACGCCACCGGCTACGGTGGTCCGACTGACGGTATTTGCCGAAATCGTGGCCTTTTGCGACGTTACGGCTTGGCCCTCGGTTTGTAATCCTGCGGCGGTGTACTGCGTAAACGTTGGGCGGATAAATGATTTACCCGACGAATTCGGCATGGCACGCGTTCCTACTTCGCTAAGAAATGGTGCCACGTATGACTTCCCAACAAACACCGGACCCAAAACGGGCGTGGGCAACAAGCCGGGCGTATCCGTGGTCAAATCTTGTGCCAATGCGGCTTCGATAGCGGTTTGTTTCTTGGCCACGTTTTGTTTGTATGCGGCGTTGACGTTAGACCACGTTTGGCCACCTGCGTGATACGCGGCGAGATATTCGCCGGCGGTTGGCATGGCAAATTCGCGTTCTGCTTTTGCTGCTGCCCATACGGGTGCGGTTGGCGCGGCTGCCGGTGCTTCGGCTGCTACTTCGGGTGTGGTGATTTCGTTCATGGTGTTTTCTTCCTTTTTACTTGCGGCTACTTGGGTTATTTTTGCTTCGGGAAATGCGCCTAACGGTACTAATGATAGTTCTAACCACTTGGCTAATGCAATGACTAACACGCCTTTATCGTCGTATTCGGCTTCGATAGGTTCGGCCCCGACGCTTACCGCGTCTAGTACCCCGTCTTTTGCTAGTTCTAATGCGTCGTTGCCGGCGGCTGTTTTACTGATACGGGCCACAAAATACACGCCGTTTTCGTCCTCGACGCGTTCGCTAACTACGCCAATGGCGGCGGTTAAATCGTGGTTCATAATTAGTTTTGGTGCTGCGCCCTCGACGGGTAGCGAACCGGGCAAAAACTTTACGGTGGTACCGTCGGCCACGGTTGCTTCCACGTTGTACGGTGCGGCTAGGCCCATGATTTCGCGGCGGCCTTCGCCGTCGGCTGCGTCAATTGTTACGGGGCTAGCGGTAAACCTAATCATGGTTTTTATGGTACCACGCGGCGGTTAGCAACCGGGGGCAACGTTTCCGCGACGTTGGTTACGTCACCCCCGGCCGTCCCTGCGTCGCTGTCGGTAGTGCCCATGTTGTTTTCCGCTAAGTAACTGCGTACGTCTAATTCGACGTAGCGGCCACGCGGAATAATGCTGTTCATACTTAGCGTTTGTTCTATGCACTCAATTAGGGGCTTGGCACCAAACAAGTACAAATCTTCGCGGGCTTGTTCGGCGTTTTGGTAGGTGTAGCCGGGTACTGACACACCGCACAAATAGGCGGGGATGTTAGCTAGGCGTGCCATTTCTAGGGCCATGAATTCGCGTGATTGCACTAGTTGCAAATCGTCGGGTTTGTGGCTTGTTTCTTTGTAATCCACGTATTCGTTTAGGGCTGCCACGGTGGATTGTTGGCGGGCGGCGGCAAATGCGGCGGCCATGTCGGCTAGGTCTTGGCTTGTCATGGCTTCCCCACCGGTTTGCTTTAAGTAGCCACTCGGAATT